CATCGCTTGAATCTGCTGTTGCGCGGCCTGTAGTGCCGGGTCTTCATCAGAGGCTTCGAGCAATTTCGGATCAATCGTCTTAGCCAAACGCTGCGCAATTTCCTGCGCACCCGGCCAATCCATGTTCTTGACGAAGAGGTCGCCCGCCACAGCCCAAAGCTGCGGGTTCGCCTGCAAGATTTCGCCCATCGCCGCCATCGCTTCCTGCCGCTTCGTGTAATACGAGGGGCCGGTCGTGACTGCTACGTCGTACTTACCGACGGACGGGTTGTAAATCTTCTCAATGACGATACCGGCTTGATCGACGATCTTGCGAACCGGCTCCTGCTGCATCGGGTTGATGCGCACCGTCGAAGTTTCGCCGTCGATGCCGATAATCCGCGCAATACGCTGGGTGTCGTAAATCTTCGGGATTAGGTCAACGAGTTGACGCGTGACATAGCGAATGGCGCGAGCCAGGTTATCGACGTAATGGTATGTGCCTGTGTCGCCTTGCCGTTCACGCGCCAAAATGGCTCGACCCGACCGCTCGTTAGACGTAGCGCCCAGAGACGAATCATATTGTCCCGTTGTCGCTTTGATGTCATCCGCTGCGCCCATCTTCGCCTGAATAAGCCCAGTTTGGGCCAACGGCGGCGGCGCACGCTGCGGCAGGGGCAGAACAGCGCCCTGACCATCGGTGACATCCGGGTTGACTTCCAAATACGGCCAGTTGGTCGTATTGGCGGTCTTCCACTGTTGTTCATAGCCTTCAAACTGCCCGCCATAGCCGATAAACGGCGCTTTGGGGGCCAACGCCAGCATCTCCGCCTCTTGAGATACCCAGTAGTTGTACATGCGCTGGGCGTCCTTGGCGTTACGCACAAGGCCCGACACATAGAGGCGACCTTCAACTTCAAACTCGTTTCCAACGACGCGAACGACCGGAATGTACTTACCCGGCCACTCGGCCTCTTCCAGAATTTCATACCCGTTCGTCTTGATCCATTTGATCTTAACGACATCGACTTCGCGGGTACGGATAGGCTTTAGGCCCATCATCTCGATCTGCTTGGCCTCCGGCGACCCGGCAAACGCCGTCTGGTTCCCCGGATAGAGATTCAACGTCGCTTTGGAGTGTTCTTTGTAGAAATACTCCGCAATACGCACCGTATCTTCGTTGATCCACTGCGAAAGTGCGGCATCGCCCACGCCACGGATGGCAATAGACGAAATTGGTTCAGCGGTCGGGAACATGCGCTCAAAGTCGGTCTTGGGCACATCTTCGGTGATAAAGCACCACTCCGCGTCCGACCCGCAGGGGTCTTGGATCATCGGGTCCATGTAAACGCTAAACGAATTACGAACGCGTCCAATTCTCAAGTCTTGGTCAAACGTGTTCTCGTCGCAGTATTCCGTCAGGATGCGGATGTAGCCTTCACCGTAGGTGACTTGGTTGTCACAGGCGGTGTCGTAAGCCACATCGGCATCCGAGATGTACTCAATATGCCGCACGATGCCGTCGAATACTTCGGCGACCTCAATATCGGCTTGGTCATCAACCGGAATTACTTTGCCCGCAGGGCGATTCTGGCGCTGATCGTTCGTGACCTGGCGCACATGCTGCGGGAGCTTGTTGATCGTCAAGCACGGACGCGCATTGATCGTTTGGCCCTGCACGGACCCACGGGTCGCAAGAACGTCCTGCGGCCACTGCCACTGGTTATCGGGCGACCCCGCCATAAAGCGCAGATCGTCGAGTTCATCCTCGCGGCTATCGGAATACGCCGAAATTGCCGTCGTCATGCGCTGACGGGCGGTCGCTAGGATGTCTGCCGGGTCGCGTGATTTTTTACCGCGATCCTCAGGGGTCGCAGAGACGTACCCTGCGCCTTTAATACCAGTGGGGTCGTTGCGTGCCATTATTTACGCTTCTTTCCTGCGGCTCTGCGCTTGACCGAATACGCAATCGCCACGGCCTGCTTGACAGGCTTACCGGCGCGTACTTCGGCCCGCACGTTTTTGCGGAATGCAGCCTTGCTGCTGGACTTCACGAGAGGCATTACGGCATCCGTCTACGCATCGGCGTCGGACGAAACGCAACCGTCGTGCGGATAATATCTTCATCCGGGCGGCGCATCATGGCAGGGCGCTTCTGACGCTGCTGCATCTGACGCTGCTCTTGCTGAGAGCCGATAATCATGTCGCCGACGAGGGCGCGTGGGTTAACACCGACAGGCATTCTTGGCATTTACTTTCTCCGTTTAGCGGTTTTGGCGGATTGACGGAACGCTTTGGCCGTCGGTGCGCCTTTTGCACCTACTTTGCGCATTTTCTCGCCCGATCCGGCAGCAATACGCTTCCGTTTAGCGTGAATGTTGGCGTAAAGACCCTTTTTGTGACTGCTCATCCGCACTTCCACCTTCTGAGTGATGCCTTGGCGCGTTCGGCTGGCCCTTTGGCCTTACGAACCACACCTTTCATGCGTGCGCAAAACGATTTTTTGCGTCCCGCGTCCGCTTTAGTCTTCGGATTCGGGGCCGGGGCTTTAAGTTTACTGCCCGTAGCGCGGTTATATTTCGCTCGGCCTTTCGCCGTCAATCCTGCGCCCTTAGAAACCGGCTGTTTCTCGCCTCGACCGACCGACAAACTGACCGATTTACGAGCCATTATGCACCCATCCATGAGTTAACGACGCCGCCTTGATACGCATTAACGGTGCGCGGTCGTTCGCGATATTCGCGGTTCGCCACCGGGTAAGCAAACGTACACGCGAGAGCGTCAGCCGCGTCGGGCGACGGCAATCCTCGTGATTTCATTTCCTTTTTGCTTTCCAACTGGATCGAACCTGACGAATTCGGTTTCTGGTGCGGTGCAGAGAGATCAGCTTTCAGTTGTTTATCGTTCGGAATGGATGCGCTTTGCAGCCACTCACGCATCAAACCCCACAACTCTGCGCGTTTATTCGCATACATTTGCGGGGTTTTGGATTTCCAACTGAAATTAACGCCTCTAACGACCTTATACCGCTGCTCTTTTAAGCGGTCAAGAATGCCATAACCCAATCCGCCTTCGTCTAAAACCACCAGCGCGGGTTGCCACTCTTCGATAGCGTCAATAATTCGCCCAACCGTTGCCATCGTATCTTCGCCGTTGTAACGACGGACTGCCACCAGATCGCGCCCCTCTCGGACCACGATAACCGTGGAGTCTGCGCCTGTTCGCGCAGGATCGACTCCGATAACTCGTACCGCGTGCGCGTCCTGGTAGCGTGGTCGAGAAACTGCTTGGTCAACAATGCTGGGAGGGATGAACTGGTCGTCGGAGTCGCTCGGGAACTGCCCATAGACTTCGACTTTGGCTTGTTTGGAGTCCGCGCCGTATTCCGCGATGATTTGCTCATAGACGCCTTTGTCCGTGTCTTCGACTTCGCGGGCGTCGATGTTTTGGGTTTGCCAGAAGTTTCTTTTCGCATGGAACGCCTCGAAGAAGTAGCCTTCGTTACGACGGGGGTTAGAGAACGCCAACCAGAATCGGTGCGGGGTGTTTTCCGTAAAGAAGCCTGCCGTCACCGACCAAATCGAATCGGGGATACCGGAGGCTTCATCGAATATCACCATAACGCCTGCCTGGTTGTGGACACCGGCATAGGAGTCGGGGTTTTCTTCCGACCACAGACGGCCTTCCACGGACCAGTAACGGGTGCCGACTTTGAGGTCGCGCTCAACGAGTTCGGCGATCCATTTAGCGGGCATCACGCGGGTTGCGCTAATTTCAAACCAATGCGAGTTCAGCAACAACGCCGCCCACTTGGTAATTTCTGCCCAAGTGACCGAGCGAAGCTGGGCTTCAGAGTTGGCCGACACAATGGTCGTCGAGCCAATCCGTGTAGAAAGCATCCACAGGATTAACCACGAGACGAGCGCAGATTTACCGATACCGCGTCCCGAAGCCGTCGCCATGCGCAGGACTTCGTAGGCGGTCGCAGTTTTATTCTTGGCAATATGGGCAGCAATATCCCGAAGTATCTTGCGCTGCCATTTACGCGGGCCTTTGAAATGCTCAAGCGGCGTGCCGGGTTTCCCCCAAGGAAACACGAGCAGCACGAACGCTTCCGGGTCGTCCTTGATCTGCGATGCCCAGATTTTGGACATCAGCAGTTGTTCGTCTTCGGGGCTATAAATCGGCTGTTGCATGGTGCTTAGAGTCTAACTCTAAAAGCTTGTTCGGCGAGTGTTCTAGTGCAGGCGTTTCCTCTCGCAATACTCTGCCCTCGATGACGCGAGACTCCGCCTCTTGCAGCGCCGCAACGATGCTGATTTGCGACTTAATATCGACCTGAACTTGCTGGCGGGCAACCCAATCGTGCAGATGGGTAAGTAATGCCAGAGCTGCCTTGCTATCGCCACCCAAAGCCGCTCCTCGC